AATAAGGCGGCAAAACCTAAGTAAAAAAAATGTCTGTCGAAATCATCCAGCGCGGCACGCTCACGAGCGCAGCTGCAAGTCTCATTCCCATCATCACCGGGAAGCGATACATTCTGCTTCTCGGCTTCGAGGGGGACAACTTCAACTCAAATACGATCACGCCGAAGTTCACCGACGGGGCGAACAGCGGCGACGCGGCAGCCGGGACGCTCACGGTCGACACCCAACCGACAGCGGGAGACACGTTCACGATCGGAAGCCGGGTCTACACCTTCCTCGCAGAAGGGGCCCGGGCGACGAAAGCGAACGACAGCGCGGCCGAGATTACGATTGGCTCAGATCTGGCAGCCACGCAGGCGGCCATCGTGGCAGCCATCAACGGCACCGGCAGCTTTTTGAATCAGCCCGACCCGCTCGTCACGGCTGGCGACTTTTCGACGAATGATTCGGTCCTGACGGCGCGAACGGTCGGAACGGCCGGAAACGGGATCGCGACGACTGAAACCTTCACGGGCGGGACGAACGTCTTCGACGCGGCCACGCTCGGCACCACGACAGCCGGGACCGACACCTTCGGCCGGATCTCGGCCTTCCCGACAGCCGGGTCGAGCGACTCGAGCGGTTCGCCTCTAGCCTTTTCTGCTCACGGGCAGATCGAATTCACGGCAGCTGAAAACGGGCTGCTGCTCGTTCCCTCCGGGGCCGTGACCTCGGTCCGCTACACACTCGCAATGATCGACTCAGTCGGAAACTTCGGAAACCTCGGACGATAAAGAGCAATGGCCTTAACGCTCACAGTCGAAGACGGGACCGGGCTCGCGGGCTCGAACAGTTACGCGACGGTCAGCGAGGCCGAAGCGTATCACGAGGGGCACGTCGACGCGTCAGTCTGGACTGCAGCCACGAACCAGAGGCATGAAAAATCACTCGTCCACGCGACCCGCACGCTTGACGCGATGACGCGCTGGCTGGGGGATCGCAAGCTTTCCACTCAGGCGCTCGCGTGGCCCCGCTACAACGCGATTTTCGACGGCGTGGAAGTGTCCTCTTCCATCGTTCCCCAACCGGTCAAGAACGCGACGGCCGAGCTGGCCCGGCTGCTACTCTCGAGCGACATCACGGCTGATCTCGATCAGAACCTGATCAAGAGCCTGAATCTAGGAAAGGGAGCGCTCGAGGTGGAATTTAAAGATCACAGAGACAAGGCCCGGATCCCGGCCAACGTCGGCGAGCTTCTGCTCGGTCTGGGCCGCATATCGGGCGGGGGCTCTGGTATATCAACTCGAACAGTCAGAAGAATCTGATCATGGGTCTAGATCTCCGAAGCTTAGCAGCCAGCGCCTTCTCTATCGGCAAGAGTCTGGCCGATCAGGCCTTCGAGGCTTGCACGGTCAGGTTCGACCCGACGACGACGCCCGACCCGGTCAACAATACGACGACCGTCGTTTGGGGGCATGAATTCGCAGCCATTCAGGCGCTTGGATATGAAGACTCGGACGAGCGCAAGGATCGTCAGTCAGCCAAAGCTATTAAAACTTGGCTGGTAGATCGCGCTGACATCGTCGCAGCCGTCACGGCCATCCCTGACGTATTGAATCAGCAGGCACAGCTCGAAGACGCGTCTGGCGTCATCTGGGAAGCCTACCGGGTCGAATTTGATCCTTCACGATCAGTTATTCTGCTATTCTGCGAATCATGAGTAACGCGGCAAACATCCAAGCGTTCAACGTAGACCTTGACCAGTTCGCGAAGAAGTTAAACGTCAAGCTCGAGACGGCCGTTCAAAGGCTGGCTCTCGACGCCTTCAACCGGCTGACGAAACGGACGCCTGTCGACACCGGCCGGGCCCGGGCCAGCTGGACGATCGCAACAGGGAAGGCTTCGGACCGGATCCCGGGAGAGGGGAAGCAGGAGCCGAAGGGCGACGCGTCGGCAGCTGCATCGATCGACGGGACCGAGCAGGTCTTCATCACCTCGGCGCTTGATTACATGAAGTATCTAGAAAAGGGATCCAGCAAGCAGGCACCGGTCGGAATGGTAGCGATCACGCTCGCAGAGATTGAAGCCGAGATCGAAATCATCCTCGCAGGAATAGCAGACTAAAAACGATGGCCACGAGAAACGAACACGAGACAGCCCGGAAAGAGATCATGACGCGAGTTAAAGCAGCTCTCGACGCTGAAGCGATCACGGCCGTCGAATGGCCGGGCATGCGATTTGAGCAGCCGAAGGCACAGCCATGGTATCGAGTCGGCATTCAGGCCGGGCAAGCCCAACCGGCAGCCCTTGGTCCGCAGAAGTTAAACCGGACGCCTTTTGTCGTCTTCCTGCAGATCTTCCTTCCGATCGAGAACGCTCTCGGAAACGCTGCAGCCTATGAAGCAGCCGACGCGATCGGGGCGCTCAACAATACGAACCAGACAAGAACCGACGGCACGAGCGGCACGCGGGCCGACGTGAAATTCAGAGTCGCCAGCGCGCCCAATTTTGTAGGGAAAGACGGGACGTTCATTCAATACAACGTCGAGCTTCCGGGATATTACGACGCGCACCCGGGGACGCTGGTCTAGTTATTGACAAAAACCGGCATGGGGGCGTCTTTTACTTTCGAGAACGGCCTCGAGAGTTAAATCTGGCAGCCTAGCAATTCAAAACCATGTCAGACGCCAATACTTCCAGCCTTGCATTCATCGCAGAAACCATCCCCGGGACGACTCCAGCTTCGCCCGATCTGACTCTTCTTCGCTACACTGGAGAAGATCTCAAATTCGAAAAGGAGTCGGTCCAGAGCCAAGAGATCCGAAGCGATCGACAGATCCCTGATCTGGTGAAGGTTCATCAAAACCCGACAGGAGGCTTCAATTTCGAACTATCGTATGAGCCCTTCAAGACTTGGATCGAGGCGGCCATGTTCACGACCCTGAACACGGTCGACATCGACGCTCTCTCGGTCGCCTTCGACGACGTGGCCGACACCATCACGGCGACGGCCGGCGACTTCGACGACGTAACGGTCGGCATGCTGCTGAAGATCTCCGGAGCTGCCGACGCCGGAAACAATGGCCTGAAGCGGATCATCGCAAAGAACGCCGACGGCTCGGTCCTCACAACCCGGTCGGGCGAGATCGCAACGACCAATGGGAGCGACACGGCCAACTTCGACGGGCTGGTCGCAGTGAACGGAACGACCAAGAACGCAAAGACGTTTGAGAAGAAGATCATCAATCAGAACGGAGCAGACTTCTACCAGACCTTCACAGGCATGCTTTGCGACACTCTTTCGCTTTCGATTTCCGCCAGCGAGATCGTCACCGGCTCGGCCCAGTTCATCGGACAGAGCGCCACAGTCAGCGACGACACGATCGACCAAGACTCGACTTATACGGAAGCGCCCGACAGCGACATCGTAAACGGAACTAACAACTTCGGGAACCTGACTTACAAGGGGCTCGCCGCAATTGAAAAATTCATGTCGATTTCGCTCGATCTGGCTAACAACCTGCGAGGGAAGCGGGCGCTCGGCACCGAAGGGAATTTCGACGTCGGGACCGGAACCTTTCAAGTGACCGGCTCGATCAACGCCTATTTCCTCGACAACGATTGGCTGACCGACGTCCAAGATCACAATGACTTCGCTCTCGAATTCTCAATCACCGATCCAGACGGCAACGCAATGTATTTTTGGCTGCCACGCTGCAAGTTCAACAGCGGCGACCCAGTGATCGAAGCAATCAACACCGACGTCATGATCGACGCGCCATTCACGGCCATTCGGGACGACTCCAGCGCGACAGGGACCGGGATCACGATGGCTGTCGACTTCATTCCGGCCTAAAAAGTTTCTCGTCTGGTTGCGAGAATTCACGACAAGGGGAAGCGGCAGTCGGGCAACCGGCTGTCGTTTCTTTTTTGACTCTTTTGCAAAACTCTGAAATGGTCCAGCTCATGGACTTGTCAGAACTACAGACCGACCAGAAGGCAGCTCTCGAAGGGAGCTGGATCCAATACGATGACGCGAAATTCCTCATTCGTCACACCAACACCAAAGAATACCGAAAGGCGATCCAGCGAGCAGGAAAAGGCAAAGCGCCTTCGCAGCTGCGGAAGTCGGTCGAGGCCCAGACAAAATTCGGGATCGAAGTAATCGTCAACGCTGTTTTACTCGACTGGCAAGGCCTGACCAAGGACGGGAAAGATTACCCGTTCAACAAAGAGAACGCGATCGAGCTACTCACGCTTAGCGAAGCCCTTCGAAACTTCATCGCCGAAGAGGCACAAGAGGTCTCGAACTTTCAGAGGGAGGGCGAAGCGGACGACGCCGCTGCCGTAAAAAGAAAGGGTTGAGTGGGACCTGCGATTTGGGGACAAGCTTGAGCACTTGCAAGAGCTAGAAGAGAGCGGCCGGGAGGTCGCAGCGCTTACGAGCTGCCCCGAGATCGGCCCGCACCTGCAGCCCGTCTATGAGGCCTTTTGGCTGCTTTCGAGCTGTCGCCGGTGGCTCGGCGCGGGCGATACGATGGTCCCATGCTGCCTCGCACCGGCTGATGTGATCCCTTTTGCTTTAGAATTTGGAATCGATCCAATTCATTTTTTACGTGTTACCCGTCAGGCCGATGAGTTATATCAGAAGCACCATCTCGAGAAGGTGAAGAATTCAGGCAATGGACATCGCAAAGCTAGGGGTTGAGATTGACCCGAGAAACGCCGCAAAAGGGGCCGACAGGATCGAGCGAGAACTCGACGATATTGGACGCTCGGCAGACAAGAATCTCGGGAAGATCGACAAAGGATCCCGGCAGGCGGCGCGGTCCATGCAAAAGACGGGGCGAACGATCGGCATGATCGGGAAAACCTCGAGTGGAACATTCAGCCAAATGACAAGCGGCGCGCTCGGGGTGCTGGACGGGATCGGTCTAATGAATGGCGGCTTTGGCCGGATCGTCGGCCGGGCCCAAGGGGCGGCCCGGGGAATCAGCGCTCTCACGGCAGGAGCGCGAGGGCTCTCGAAGGGGGCGAGCGGCTCCGGAGCAGCCCTCGGGAGAATGGGAGTCAGCGCCACGTCTGCCGCTGGCAGCCTCGGAGGGCTGGCAATAAAGCTCGCCCCGCTGGCGGCCGTCATCGCGGCCGTAACGGCTGCCGCGCTGGCTGCCGTCGTGGCCTTTAAAGCTCTGAAGATGGCCTTCGGCTTCCTGATGGAAGGGCTGGCGATGGCCGGACAGCTTCAGAAATTCGAGATTAGCCTTAACAGCTTGACCGGCTCGGCAGCCGAGACCGAGAAAGTGATGAACAGCCTTCGAGCGAGTGCAGAAAAGACTGGAATTTCGATCGCTGATCAGGCCGGCTCGGTGAGAAAGTTCATCGCGCTGGGATTTGATCCGGACAAGGCGGTGAAGCTGCAAAAGAACATTCTCGACGTGGCCGGCGCGGTAGGTCTGACGACGACCGAGGCAAACCTGCTCGGCTCGGCGCTGGCTCAGGTGCAATCGAAGGGCGTCGTCTCGATGGAAGAGCTTCGCCAGCAGATCGCAGAAAAGGGAATTCCAATCATCGACGAACTGCAGCGAAAGACCGGACTATTCGGTGACGAATTCTTCAAAGCCGTCGCGAAGGGCTCTATCGCTTCCGACCAGCTGATCGACGTCTTCCTGAATATGGAAGGAGGCTTCGGCCGCTTCGCCGGCGGGGCCGAGAAGATGGCGGTCTCATACGAAGGCGCGATCGGAAGAATCAAGACGGGGCTCGATCTGCTGAAGGCTGACGTCGCGAAGCCGCTAGCTGACGCTTTGACGCCGGCCCTGACCAAGTTGGCCGACTTCATCAACGGGGCTGCACCAGCTGCCCGGGCCTTTGGTGAGTATATCGCGAACGGCGTCAAGGTCGTGATGGAAATGATCCAAAGCGGGCAGATCATGAACGCCTTGGGCCTTGCGCTGGCAGCCGGGATCGAGTGGGCTTTCGGATTCATGGTCAGGAATGCAGTGATGGGATTTGCTCGCCTGACAGAGATCTTGGCGAACGCCTTGATTAAAGGGATCGAGTTTTTCTTCAACGGCTTCACCGCTTCGGTCGACAAGGTGGGCGAGTATATCGAGGACGGGGTCGGCAGCAGTTTGGGAAAGAACGCATCCGGATTCCAGAAGGTAATGATCACCTTGCTGAAGGTTCTCGGAACGATCACTAGGAACAGTTTTGGAGAAGCTTTCGACGCTGTCGCGACAGGCTTCAAGAAAGCGATGGTGGCAGTCGTCAATCTGGCCATATCTGGGCTAAATAAAGCGGTTTCGATTGCTATCGACGCCGTGCCGGGAGGGCGAACGGCAACGAACCTTCTCGGGGTCCCGACGAAGATTCCAAAGATGGACCAGCCCGAGAGAGTGAATTTTTTTGAGCCTAAAAAGGTGGATTTCGACGGGCTCGACAACGCCCTTCGGGACCTGCTGCCGACCTCTAGGCAAGAAGACTTCGGAGAGTTTGTCCGAGACATGCTTGCCCAATTCAACAAGAAAAACCCGGGCGCCCCCCCGCCGACGCCGAACCCGGCTGC